TACCAACAACAGTATTAGCACCCAATGTAACTTTACATTTATGTCCTGATTTAAAACCCATAACACATCCTCCTATATCTTAAAATTAAAAACACAATAACATACTTAAATATGTTTTGCTTTATACTAAACTCCACACATCATTCTTTCTACTGTTTCAGATGATGGAGATGCCCACTTATTGTCTAAACTTCCATTTTTCATAAATAATTCGTGTGTGCCTTGTGTTACTTCAAATAACGATAAATGAGGTATTTTTATGGACGTATCTGCATACATTTCAATACCTAATTCACGTAATTTAGTACAAAATGCAATATCCTCACCTACTACTGCATTATCTTCTTTTCTACGTTCTGTTTTAAACCAATTTTTTACCCCCACATCTAAAAATGTCTCCATTTTAGTTAATGTAAATCCTTGTCCAGTAGCATCTATTTTTATTAAATCTCCACTATAACAAAGATTAAGAGGTACATGTATAAAGCCTTTTTCCGTCCCATCTTCATACCAATATAAAATTGGGTCAAATGGTGAATACCTTCTATGCACTACTCCTGACACAAAAGGTTTGTCATGGTCCAATAACTTCATTAAAGCATCTTGTGGATAAATCTGATCAGTATCCATAAACGCTAAATGAGAACATCCATTTCGCAATGCCTGACTAACTAACCCATTTCGTACTGTATCTATATTCCCAGCTCCTTCAGGCACAAGCAACTGAAAATCTGGTTTATTCATAGTTAAAAAAGAAAACATAAATTGTGTGTATACTTGGGTAGATGTTAAGGGCAATGCAATGCCCAATTTAAATCCATCTCTCTGTATTCTACGCCTACGATATAATACTTCATCTTTTTCAATGCGTTCTTGTGCGTAAACATTAGCGTAATCCTCCATATCTACATTATCCCCAGCTATGGGGTGTTCATGTATAATTTGAGAATCTTCTGCCCAAATAAATCTGCCTATTTTTTCAGCTATGTCTTTTAACTCATTATCACACCAAGAATGCGTGTACCCAGTATGAAAAAATTCATTATTAAGATAAGGTAGTAATTTCTTACTTGCTACCCAATGTGCTGCACTATTTATGCGCACACCATCATTTATGCCTACCAAACCCCACCCATCTGGCAATTCCTGCATTGCCACAAGAGCTTCTTTAAGAAAATTCTGAGTAGGCATAGTGTCATCACCAAGAAAACAAACATTATCATACTTAGTTTTTGCTACTAACTTTTTAACCATTTTAGGGCACCCAATTCTTTCGGTATCCTCTTCCATTATAACTTCAAAATCCTCTTTAGGTATTCCAGCATATTTTTCTACTAACAATTTACAACGTGCTGCTTTTTCTGACCTAATTACTGGAATAATTACTGAAACCTTATGCTCCCCCATATTGCTCCCCCATATTGCTCCCCCATATTGCTCCCCCATATTGCTCCCCCATAAATTTTAATAATCTATTGTTATAAATATCTGCCAATTCTAATCCTTTTTCAAAAGACACATCCCCTACTTTAGCCAATGAATTTGCCACATCCACTGCCCCACGAAAACAACAAATAAAATGAGGTCTTTGTATATAAGGTAAAAATAATTTAATTGTTAATATAGTTCGTGGGTCTTTCCACCCCCACATCTTAAAAGAATTTTTTCTTGCTTGCACCTTTCGCAATATTTCAACCTTAAATTTATTTTTTACATTTAAAATTGCTTCTTCAGTTGGTGGATTATCCCACGAACCTCCAGCAGCCTCTAAGATTCGTTTGTTTAAGTATAAAAAATCCAAATCTTCCCAATAACCTTCTTTATTATGTTCATTTGGTTCTAAAATACGATTCCCCATAAAAACACCCTCTTCACGCAATCCCTTTGCTATTAATGAAGTAGCTGAACGATGCATTCCAAGAACTATAAAACATTTATTTAATGGAGCACCTACAATAACAAAATCATCCCTATCCCCATCTTCCCTCATAAAATGCCCCCCATCTAATTTATATCTAAAAACCCTTTCTTTTTCTTTATTCCAGATTTCTTCTGTAGCTCTGATTTTTTTGTGCTGTACATTTCTTTTTTTACAATAAGTACTAAATCGCCTAATATAACACTACAACTAATATTAATTAATGTAGTTCCTTGAATAAGTTCTTCCAACAAATCTAAAGTAAATGGTGAAGGAGCTGCATTTACCTGTACTTCAGGAACAATAACACACGCCATACCTTCATTACAAAGTATACGCTCAACTTCCATTATTCCAGATTTTGGATCAGTCATATAATTAAAAGTTTGTCCAGAAATAACGAAATCAGCAGACCCATCTGGCAACCCTTCCCAATCATATTCATCAACAACAATATCTACATTATTATTTTCAACAATATCAATGCCAATATAATTATGCTTAGGAACTACAAGCCCCTTATAATTACCATTTATATCAGCAGCACCAACATCAACTACGGTTACTTTTTCATCTTTTGATAAATACTTATCTAAAAATTCTTTCATATTATCCATAGAAGATTTATGCATCGTTATATTCCTCTCTTTCTACTTTTTCCATTTCTTTACGTAAACTATTTACAAATTTTTTACTTTTCCTGCACAATTCAGCCTGTACAATTACATCTAATTCAGTCCCCACAAATTCCAATTCAGCACGATTAACCTCCCCAGCAGCAAGGTGTATAGTAGCTCTACGAACATGTTTTAATTCCTCACCATCATCTGCATTTATTATTTTTACACCCTTTCCTGTCATTCCACTTGACTCAATCTTTATCCTCATCCCCATTCCCCCTTTTATTAATTATTCATAATAATATTATATTGAATAATCCATTGCCTAACTTCATTTTCTATGTCAACTGGAACATTATACTGCATACTCCTCAACATAGATAAATGTGTTTGTCCTGAAATAGTTAATATTGCGTCATCAAATAATGCAATTGCTTTTTCGTACAAAGTCAATATAGCCTCTGGATTAGTATCATTTGAATAAATTTTTAATTGCCACGTCACATCTTCAATAATTGTTCCCCCAAAAAGCATGTCTGGTTCTGAGGGAGGGTATTCAAATACAGCATACGGATACTCAGTAGATGCAGGAGCAAATCCATTATAAAATTTAGTTCCAATAGCGGCACTAAAATCATTTGAGGTATTATATAATGCTACGATAGCTGCTGTTAAATTTTTCATATTACTGGACTATTAACATCTTGTGTAAAAGTTCCTTTATATGTCCCGCCATATGTAGTACCATTCATCGTATCTTTAATTATTTTAGCTACTTTAGGTCTTACAGCTTGGTATGCCATTTTTAAGTATGGACGAGCTGGCATACCTCTTGTAGTCCCAAACTCAACATGTGGAGCATAATACACATTAGTACCAACTACCACAGTAAATGTATTGCTTCCTTTGCCAGCTGGCTGTCCAATAGCATCTCCAACATTCATCGTAATAACCCCACTCTTACTTGGAACACCTCCAGACATAGCTACTTTAAATACATTCCCAGAAGTAAGCCCACTTGCACTCCAATTCGTAGAAATAGATGCACGTAATCTTCCTGTATCAACAGCTGGCGTCATCGCCCCTTCCCCAGAAGTAAGGTACTTTTTCATTTTACGTTCAATCTTTATTCCAGCAGCAATAAGAGATTTTTCAGCGCTATTTAAAACTTTATGAATTACTTTTTTATCCCACACAATATAAGATTTAAAATCTGCACTTTTCCCAGCCATTATACTATTTCCTCACATAACAATACTTGTTCTTTATTTAATTCTTCAATGTTACGAATACTCTGTATCTTAAATATTCGTGTACCATATAATATTCTCCAGTTTGGTTGAATTGCGGAATAATATCTAATAAACACCTTGTGAGTTGCACGCATACCTAACTTATCGTGATACACCAACTCTTCTGCTGCCAAAGGAGTAATACGTGCCCAAACTATTTTAGCAGTAGCCCAAATTGTATCTACACCACCATAATTTCCAACTGTCTCTGTTAAAGATTGTATAATTATTCTATGTCTTAATCTTCCAGGGTTCATTTACTAAATCCTATGATATTTATATTGTGCTATTAACGCAGGTACTACCATTGGTATATGCGAAGCACTCGGAACTCGCTGTATTTTATCTGCCATAATATGTCGGTTTTCGTACCAATGGCTAACCAACTGTAAACAAGCTGCCTGTAATGGTTCTGGTACGTCTGATGGATTAAGTCCATAACCTACCTCAGCTTCAATTTCAATAGGATTATTAGCACTAAATGTAGCGGTTGGCCACGACACCCCATAATTTAATTGAATCTTTGGAACATACGATTTTGTATCTACCGTATAATCACTCGCAGAAATTGTATGTACATTATTGTTACTATCAGTGTACTTCACAGCTATGATAGACTGTAATGTTCCAAAAGGCAGTTCTATGTAATCAACCAATGGAAAAAAACTAAGATACAGATACCAAGTCTGTGTAATTAAAGCCCTATCAGTATCTGTTTCAACCCACGCCCTCGCTGCCGAAATAAGACTATTTAATAAAGTATCTTCCGCAACATCGGTTGGCTCAATTCTAAGGTACAATTTTGTCTGTGTTAAAGATATAGGTTCATTTACAGGAGCTGTTTTAAGTACTCTTTCCATCTTAATTTTATCCTATGCTTTTATCTCTTACTAAATTAGAACGCCTATTAACCATCTTATTTTTACTTTTATCTTTCATTTTTTCTTTTTGCTTAGATTCTTTTTCTGCTTCTTCTTCAGCAGCCAATTCAGCAGCCAATTCAGCAGGTGTCATGGGCTTAGAAGAATCATTTTCTTTTTTAATACCACCCGCATTATTTTTCGTACCTACATCCACATTTTTAACAAACCCTTGTTTTGCCAAGATAGCTGTTTTCCTCTCTACTAACTGCTCTGCTACCGCATCCAATAAATTAAGATTACTTCCTATTGGATTTCCCATCCATTCCCTAATAAGTAAAATTTGCATACTATTCCCCCCCAATAAATATCCGTTCCCATATTAAATAAAAGAGGCACTCTGCGAAAGAGGAGGGAACGGGGAGCAACTTCCGCAGAGTATCGCCTCAAAAATTAAATACTATCAGTCTGTTATGGCTGTAGGCATTGCATCACCAGCTTCATAACGTGGTTCAGACATTACATATACACAACTACCAAAAGTCTCAGCTCCGGGATCAGAACACGCAAGAGCCAAACAATCAAAACCATTAGCCAAATCAAGCTCAGCAGCATCAACCTCAATTACATACATAAGCCCATCATCTGTAGATGTATCAAAGGTATTTGAAGTAACCGCAGTAGTTACAAGTGTGTCATTTGTTCCAACAGCTTCATTTGCGTACATTTCCGTCACAGTCAAATTCTTAGCACTAGTACCTGCTACAGACGTAGCCTGTTGAACAGTAATAGAACTTGCAGCACCAGTCACGCCCAAAGTGAGTATAATAGTACAATGATTATAATTTTTCATACTGACATAATCACCAGTAGTAGCCTCTGCATCGATGTCAACAGGAGAAAACCCATTAACAATTTTTACTTTATCTATAAGTCTCATTTATTTTTCCTCCATTAAAATTATTATAAATAAGTGGGGATTATTTCCCCACTTATTATTTTACATTAATTACTATGCACGTTCAGCAAGAGTAACAAATGGTGACAATGTAGGCTGACTATTTCTTGGTGTTATAGCACTCTTCCACCAAGGCTGCCCATCAATTCTAAATACAAACTTAAATGCAGTCTGGTCAGAATCAAATTTAAGATGTACACTTGAAGAATACTTCATTCCACCATTAGTTTTCTGTCCAACAAGATACTGACTAAAATCATTAAAAGAAACATCACCCTTATCTCCCAGCTTCTGCGCATGCTCAGTAAATACAATGCGTTTACCTAAGAGAGTGTCGAACGGTTTTCCACTTACACCATTAGCTGGTAGAAATACTGCTGAACCACCGGTACCAACAGAAAGACTCAATGCTGCCAACTGTGGAAAAGTATCTTCACTCATATACCAAACTGCGTTATTCTTATTGTACATACGAGCATACATTTTCATCAGATTTTCAAAAATGATTGTATCAGCATCCTGTGCGGATTCTTTTGCTACTTCAATAAGACAATTAGAATTAAGAACACCAAGAGGTTGTCCAACTCCACTACCATTCAGAAAAACACCGTCAAGTGTCCACCCAAGCGCATTAGAAAACATTTTATTCAGAAGAGGCTCCATAGTTATCGGGGAATCCTCAAGAATCTCATCACTTGCATAACACAATCCAGCAACCTTTTTCAACCGAAGGTCAACAGTACTAAAACGAGGCTTGCTTGGAGTATGATCTGCCAGCTCATCCATCCAATAAAAACTAACTCCACCATGAGTAGTCCCACTCGCATGAGAACTATCATCGATAGTAGGAATTTTCACCGCATTAGTAGCCATAGGAATAGAAACAGCCGACTGCATTATATTAGACTGCTGCAAAGCATTCTCAAATAAATTAGTCCTAAATTCCTCTGGTACAAGGTATCCACCATCTTCCCCAATAGCTTCCTGTGTAGTAGTACTATCAGCAGTCTTAAAAAGCCTTTCATCCACATTTCTACCATCTGACTTAGCTGCTTTAGCTACAGTCTGGGCAAACTCAGCAAAATTCATAAAACCATTTTTAGGATCCTCACCTTCTTTTTTTTCGGTAAGTTCACCCTTAATTATTTCTTTAACTCTCTTGTCAGTTTCAGTCTTAGAAACTTCGAGTCTTTCAGCAACAACATCTTCTATTTTCTTAATATCAGTCTCACCCTGCTCTTTTAGCGTGTCAGTAACCAAACTTTTTATTACTTCTACCAATTCTTTCTTATCCATCTTTTATATCCTCCAAAATAATAAATTAAATTTCCAAATTAAATACAAAGTATAATAGATTAACATTTTTGTTATTCCTCACAGCCTGATAGCTTGGTGTCTATCTCCAACCATTACTAAATAATTAAATATTTATTCCATTTTCCCCTGTAATTTCCTCAATTTTTCATCTACTGTATCACTGATACTGGGTCTTTCTTTTAAAGCATCCGTAATAATAGATTTTAAATCGTCTATATCAAAGTCAATTTCGACTTCTTCTTTCTTTTTTTCCTTAACTTCCTTCTTTTCCTCTATAACAAAAATATCATCATTAAAATTAATATCTTTGCTTTCTTCTACTTTCTTTTTTACTAAAGGAGTAAGTTGCTTCACTATCTCAGTCAAATCAGCTGCTGCTTTTTCAATACTAACATTTACATTAACAGAACTCTCTTTTTTTTCCTCTGACAGTTCTTGTTTAGCAGTCAACTCAGCAATTTGTGTTGCCATATCCATCACTGTCTGCTCAAGTGCCTTTAATTTATCATTTTCTATCTGCTCTTCTGCCTTTATTTCTGCAAGTATTGTCTGCATACCTTTTTCAATAAGACAGTCATTACAAACATCAATAACTTCATATGTAGGTTCAAAAATATCCCCACAATCTTTACATTCTTTTAATTCCCCTGCTTCCATTTTCTTCTCAAATTCAGGTAAACATACATCACACACGTCATCATGTTTAGCGTCAATGGGGACTTCTTTACCACAAAGATAACAAATCACATCATCCACATCTGCATCTGCGTCTTTAACGTCTTTCTTGTCTATTATGTGCTCTTCTTTTTCTTTTTTAACTTCCTTCTTTTCTTCTTTTTTCTCTTCAAGATTTAGAATAGCCTCACTTATTGCCTTTGTCTTTATGCTACTTGTTCCAGACTTAACTTCTTCCACTAACGCTTTAGGGCAACAAGGAATGCTTACACAAGATATTTCAAGCAACTCTACCTCGGTAAAAGTTCTCAACTCTGGTCTCCATGAATCTTTAGACTCTTTATCTTCCCATGCTTTCGGAATAAAACCCACAGAAAATCCCTTCATTATGTCATCTTTATATAGTTGATAAAGTTCATCCCCTATGGCAGTCTTTGAAAATGTAGCTTTAAATTTCAATCCTTCTTTCTCTGCCTTTATCCAGCGTACTTTACCTACAGGAGGGCGTGAGTAATCATGTGAAAGCATAAGAACTGGATTATCCTTAAATGCTTTTAAGTCCCAAGCATTGTGTAATATTAACTCACTATCTCTATCTTTAACAGGAACAGATCCATAAGCTATAATACTTCTTTCTTCATCATTAAACTCCTTCACAGTAGAAGTTGTTATATTCAATTTATTCTTCATTATGTTCTCCTTAATTTTTGGTTTTTTGCGTGTGTATATATATTATCAACATGAGCAGCTTTACCCTGAAAATTTAAGTAAGCAAATATATTATTCATCTCTCATGTATACTTCTTTAAGTCTTGGAATTGTAGTACAATTATGAACTACAAAACCTTTTGCTATGTAGGACTCATCTTCTTCTACAGAAAAATTATACAATCTTCTACTACTCTTTAAATTCCATTTATTAACTTTAACTATTTCCGCATCCATAAAAGAATATTCCCCATTATGATTAGCCAATATTCTACCAACCTCATCTGAAACATCCCCCTCATATTTCATTTCATTTTCATCGAAACGAAGAACAAACCACCCCTCTGCTTCTATTTCTCTTTGCCTTCGTAAATCTTTTTCTTTGTCTTGATGCCAATATAAACCATCAACTTCTATTGCTATTTTATACTCAGGTAATCCAAAATCTACAAAAAATTGCTTAACTGACATCTGTGTAATATAATTAACTTCAAAATCATCCAAAATAGCCTTCATTTGTTGTTCTATCCCACTCATAAATCCTTTTTGTCCCATTTTTGAACTTCCCAACCTTCTAACCCACTCTTGTTGTAAAGAATGTTTCCCTTCTTTTACCAACTCTCTTGTTTTTTTATTGGCTTTTTCTGTTATTTTATGTGGGTCTCTTGTTCCATTAGCGTACTCTCGTTTTAATTGCGCACTTGTTTTTTTAGATATATTTTCTCTATGTTCTTTAGAAGCCCACTGTCTATCTGTAATATCTAAACTTTGGCAACTATGTGAACAATATTTTTTCCATGAAGGAATTAACTTTTTACACCTTTTACACATATTAGCTAAAATATTCAATTTATCTCCTATTTTAGCTTTTTCTGATTCTTGCCATTTTCCATCTAATAAAACAGGATGATTAGCTGTTAATGTTAAAGTAGAAAACTGGAATTTTTTATTCATAAGTTGAATATCAACTACAGAAGTTCCTGCTTTTCCAATATTTCTGTGCAACTGTGTAACTTTTCTAAATCTACCTTTATGTGTTAATACTAAATCACCTACTATAATATCTCTAATTTTCTTATTTCCTTTAGACGTATAAATAGGAATTTGCCCATCTACAAAACATCTGCACGAAACGTGGGCCGGGGGCCCATCTACGTCACTATAATCAAAATTTAAAGTTCTACCATCCACTGTTAATGAATCACCCAAATTAAAAAAGTTCTCATCTAACCCCACATACTTACCATCGAGCGACAAACACCAAACGCACGCACGATCATCTTTTGTAGTTAGCCACTCTTTTGAATCCACAACCCCTGATAACTTATATACTAAATTACTAGCACGATTCGATGCCCGGATTACCTCTGTCCTCGCTATCATAGCTGCTCTTGTTTTCTTATCCCCAACAATTGTACTCCAACTATCTATCTCATCTCGAACTCTATCCCGCAATAAGTTCATGCCTTCCCCAGCAAGTATCCCCTCAATAAGTGTTTCCTTCAACTTCGTAACTGATGTGGCATTTACTCCTGAAGCAAATGCAAAAGCATCTGCTTCTATAACTTGAGCAATAAAAGGGCTGTTTACATTAAATGTGGTTGCTCCCGCAGGGGAAACAGCCAATATAAACAATGCTTCTTCTATAGAAATTCCCTCTCTTCGCATAATCTCCGTAATTAATTTCTTACCCCGTTCTGTTAATTTTACATCCCACTCTTCTGCACCAAGCATATAAAAATCAATAAGGTCTTTCCTTACTGTTTTTACAGATTTCATATTAGCAAGAATTTGTTTTTTCTGTTGCTCCCAATAATCAATTATCATTTGCTCAAAAACAGGTTCATATCTACTTGTACGTAAGATAAATGATTCTTCCCACTTAACTTTTTGCTCTTCTGTTAAACTTTTGGTCTTTGCCAATAATAGCGAAGTAATTCCTAATATAAATTTCTTATTTTTTAATAATGGAGTAAAATAATCTTGCATATCTTTTTAATTTAAATATAATTTTTTATAATAACATTTTTTTATATGAGTTATTTTCCCCATAATATTTAACAAGGAACTGCTTCTATAT